GATGGATTAGCCGAGATTGATTTAGGAAACGGAACAAGCTATAACCCGCAGGAAGCGTTAAACATGTATTTCCAAACAGGTTCTATAATTGGTAGATCACAAACTGTTGATGGAGAAATGAACCCTGGCAAAGTGCCAATTCAAGAACTTCCCGGCGGCGGAGGCAATCAAATACAAATATTAATAGGAGCATATAATCAGTACATACAAATGATGCGTGATGTTACTGGTTTAAACGAAGCTAGAGATGGTTCTGATCCAGATCCTAAGGCTTTAGTTGGTGTTCAAAAGTTAGCGGCTGCTAATAGTAATACAGCTACACGACACATATTAACTAGTAGTATGTTTATTACAACTTCTTTAGCTGAAGCAATTTCTTTAAGATTTAAAGATGTATTAGAGTTCCATCCATCAAAAGAAGCATTTATAACTGCTTTAGGTAGATTTACTGTAGGATCTTTAGAAGAACTAAAAGATTTACACATGCACGACTTCGGAATATTTTTAGAGTTAGAACCTGATCAAGAAGAAAAGCAAATGCTAGAAGCTAATATACAAACGGCTTTAGCCCAAAAAAGTATATTTTTAGAAGACGCTATTGATATAAGAGAAATTAATAATACAAAATTAGCTAATCAACTTTTAAAGTTTAGAAGAATTAAAAAACAACAAGTTGATCAAACGCAGGCTCAAGCAGCTAGCGCAGCGCAAGCAGAAGCTCAGGGACAAGCGCAAATTGTTGTTGAACAAGCAAAAGCACAAGCAGAGCAAATTAAAACAGAATCTAAAATTCAAGTATCTACGGCTGAAAATGAACTTTCAATTAAAAAAATGGAAGTTGAAGCAAGAACTAAAAGAGAACTTATGCAATATGAGTTTGATTTAAATGTTAGATTAAAAGAATTAGAGCTTCAAGCACAAAAAGAATTAGTTGAAAAACAAACAGAAACACAAAAAGAAATAGCTAATACTAAAGTTAGCGCGTCCAAAATAACTGGACCGCCTGATACAGGCAAACCACAGAAGTCCTTTGAGTCTAAAGGCAATGATGTTTTAGGAGGTTTTGATTTATCAAGATTTGAACCTAGATAAAACTATTTAAATTATTTTATTATATACAATTATGGAAGAACAAGTTAAAGTTAACGTTGTAGAAGATAATATGCCTCCTGCAACCCCACAAGAAAAAGAAGCTGCTGTTTTAGAACAGGCTATTGAAGAAGGTTCAGTAGATGAATCGTATGGTCTTCAAGAAGACGGCGTTTACAAAGTAAATTTAGATAAACCACCAACACCTAAAGAAGATGCCATTCAAGAGCAAGAAACAGAGAGCGTATCTGTGGGCGATGGAGCCGAAGATAGCCCGGAAGTGGACGAACAAGTACGGGAGCAAGATACAAAAGAAGAAAACCAAGAAGAAGAAGTAATTGATGATTCACCATTACAATTAGTAAATGATGAACCACAAGAAGAAGTAAAAAAAGAAATACAAAAAGAAGTACAGCAAGAAATACAACAAGAAGTAAAACAAGAAGAACCAAAAGTTGTTTTACCTGAAAACGTTGAGAAGCTAGTGCAGTTCATGGAAGAAACAGGTGGAACGGTAGAAGATTATGTTAATCTTAATCGTGACATTTCTAAAATGGACAATACAACTTTATTAAGAGAATACTATAAAAATACAAAACCTCATTTAGATGCGGATGATGTTGATTTTTTATTCAACAAAAACTTTGCATATGATGAAGAGACGGATGAACCGTCAGAAGTTAAAGCTAAGCAATTAGCTTTTAAAGAAGAATTATATAATGCTCAAAATTACTTTAATACAAGTAGAGAGAAATACTATGCCGATCTTAAGTTAAGAAAGCAAGAAAGTGTTGCTCCCGAATATACCGAAGCTATGGAGTACTATAATAATTCTAAGCAACAATCAGAAGAATATAATAATCTTCAAAAAGAGTTTATTGAAAAAACAAATAAAGTTTTTAATGATAATTTCAAAGGTTTTGATTTTAAGGTCGGAGAAAACAAATACAGGTTTAAAGTAGATAACACAGAAAAAGTTAAACAATATCAATCAGATATTTCTAATTTTATTAATGAATTTTTAGGTGATGATGGAGCTGTAGCGGATGCCTCTGGGTATCATAAAGCTTTATTTGCTGCTAAAAACGCAGATAAGATTGCAAATCACTTTTATGAGCAAGGCCGTGCCGACGCTGTAAAAGAAGCTGCTAAGCAAGCTAAAAATATTAATATGGATCCTAGATCTGACAATTCAACTATAAAAACTGAATATGGAGATAAAATTAGGGTTGTATCTGGAAACTCATCTGATAAGTTGCGCATTAAATGGAATAAATAACACAACTTAAAATCAAACAAAATGGCTTTTACTAGTGGCATTCCTGCCGCATTACAACCAACCCAGTCTAAAACGCTTTATGCTGGTAACTACATTGACTTCACCTCAGCGGCGCATGATCAATGGACACAACAATTTTTACCCGATGTATACGAAAAAGAAGTAGAGCGCTACGGAAATCGTTCAATCGGATCATTTTTAAGAATGGTATCTGCAGAGATGCCTTCAACATCAGATCAAATTATTTGGACTGAGCAAGGACGCTTACACACTCGTTACGCAAATGTACTTCCTCAAGGAACTGCTGCTGCTTTACCAGCTGTTGGTGCTGCTGCAGTAATTGCAGCTGACGCTAACGCAGGTGGACGATTAAACTTTACTATTCCAGCTCAACCAACAAGCATTGGTCTAACATCTGCTACTACAGCAAACTGTAACTTCAAAGTTGGTCAAACAGCTATGATTCAAGTACAGTCAAGTGCTACTTCTGCTGTAGGTGGAACTGCTGATGTTATCAAAGGTGTAGTAACATTAGTTTCTGATACTCGTTTTCAAATTAAAGCATATAAGCCTCATGCAGGCGTAACTGCTGCTCAGCGAGTAACTGCAATGGTATACGGATCTGAATTTGCTAAAGGTACTGGAAACTTTACTGAAAAGCTAGATCCTAGCTATGCTACATTTACAAACGCTCCAATTATTATGAAAGAGCACTATTCAATCAACGGATCTGACACTGCTCAGATTGGATGGATTGAAGTTACTTCAGAAAATGGAGCTGATGGATACCTATGGTACTTAAAATCAGAGCACGAAAACAGACTACGTTGGGAAGACTACGTAGAAATGGCTATGGTTGAAGGTGTTGAAAAAACTGCAGGAGGAGCTAATATTGCTCTTGGAACTTACGGAGGTAGCCTAGCTGCACAAAATGCACGTGGTACTCAAGGTTTCTTTGATGCAATTGAAGAAAGAGGTAACGTATATTCAGGATTTGGAGCGCAAGCTGCAGGTGGTGGAGCGCTTACTGATTTTGATGCTGTTCTTAAGCAACTAGACAAGCAAGGAGCTATTGAAGAAAACATGCTTTTCTTAAACCGCGATCTATCATTAGAAATTGATGATATTCTTGCACAACAAAATGGTGGCTACGCTGGTGGTACTTCTTACGGAGTATTCAACAACAGCGAAGATATGGCACTTACTTTAGGGTTTACTGGATACCGCAGAGGATCTTATGACTTTTACAAAACTGACTGGAAATACCTAAATGACTGGTCAACTCGTGGAGGTTTTGGAGATGTTGAAGGTGTTCTAGTACCTGCTGGTACTTCTACTGTTTATGACCAACAACTTGGTACAAACATTAAGCGCCCATTCTTACACGTAAGATATAGAGCTTCAGAAACTGACAATAGAAAAATGAAATCTTGGATTACAGGATCTGTTGGAGGACCAACTAGCTCAGATATTGACGAAATGAGAATGCACTATCTGACTGAAAGATGTCTTATTACTCAAGCTGCAAATAACTTTGTACTATTTAAAGCTTAATAAGTTTTTTAACATAGGATACGGGCCCTTCGGGGCCTTGTATTCTTATTTTATATTATTTAATCATGACAACAAAAACAACAAAAGTGCCATCTATTGAAAAAGGATGGGAAATAAAAGATAGAACATATGTGCTTACAAATAATAGAGCACCTATTTCTTGGACAATACAAACAAAACATACAGCTAGAAAACCTTTGCTTTATTTTGACGAAGCAACAGGTATAAATAAAGAAATACGTTATGCTACAAATCAAAGATCTTTATTTGTAGATGAGCAAGACGGAGCTGTAACACTATCTCATGTAATGTTTTTAGATGGGGTACTGTATGTTGCAAAAGAGCAACAAAATTTACAAAAATTACTTTCTTTATATCATCCAGAAAAAAATCAATTGTGGATGGAAATTGACGAAGTACAAGAAGCTGAAGATGAAATTGATGTTTTAGAAATGGAACTTGAAGCTTTAAACTTGGTTAATGAAATTGATATTGAACATTTAGAAGCTATTATGAGAACAGAGTTAGGTTCTACAGTAGCAGGTCTTTCTTCTAAAGAATTAAAAAGAGACGCGTATAGATTTGCTAAATCGCAACCTGGATTATTCTTAGAACTTGTTCAAGACGAAGATATAAAATTAAGAAACCTAGCTAATAGAGCTGTTGAAGTTGGAATTTTACAACTAACTGATGATAATACTGTTTTTAAATTTGCTAATGGCAAAAAAGTTTTAACAGTACCATTTGAGCAGCATCCGTACGCGGCATTAGCACAATATTTTAAAACTGATGAAGGTGTAGATTTAATGAAATCTATAACAAAAAAGCTTTCATAAATACTTGGCGTAGAGTAAGAAATTAACTCTATGCCGTCTAAACCAACACAATAAATATAAATGGTAAATATAGATAACGTTTACAATACTGTATTAGTAATAACTAATAAAGACAACCGTGGATATATAACGCCAGAGGAATTTAATAGGTTAGCAAATCAAGCTCAAAATGAAATATTTGAAAGCTATTTTAGAAAGCAATCTTCATATGAGCTTAATGCAAATATAACTAGTGACTTTGCAGATCCTATTTTAAATACTTCTGAGAAAATAAATGAATTTTACGGTAATGTTAATTTAGTATTAAACAATGGTGTTTTTGAATACCCTAGTAATTTTTACAGACTAGGTGTTGTATCTGCTGGAAATAAAGTAGCAGATTTTGCACATCATTCAGATATAAAATATATTAACCAATCCCCTTTAACTTACCCTGTTGACAGTCAGCCTGTATATACTTTGGCCCAAAACGGGGTTAAAGTTTATCCTAGCACTATAATTACTGGTGTTAGTATAGATTACTTAAAAAAACCTAATAGACCTAAATGGGGTTATATTATGCCTACTACTGCGCAAATAGCCGCAGGTGTGCCTAATAAACCTATTTACGATCCAACCGCTTTCGATCCTGCAACAGATAGTTATAGTGCATCGGCAAAATCTTATAATTTTGAATTACATGCATCCGAAGAATATGATTTAGTGGTTAAAATATTAACATATGCAGGTGTTGTTATAAAACAAGCTGACATAGCAGGCTTTGCACAAGGAAAAGAACAACAAATAGCAGCAACTGAACAATAATGGCAATATCAAGAAAACCTTTAGACGTAGATAACTATTCCGCATTAGATGGCGGAACTGGACTAGCTATACCGGGATACTATAGTAGAACCAACTTAAACGATATAATCAACAATTTTATGGTTGCTTATATTGGAGACGGTAAAGTTTTAGCAAAGGTTCCTAGATATGAGGTTGCGTTTTGGGCGCAAAGAGCTGTTCAAGAATTTAGTTATGATATTTTACATTCTGAAAAATCTATAGAAATAGAATTAAGCTCTACCAAAAGCATTTCTTTACCTTCAGATTACGTTAATTACGTTAGAATAGAATATACTGATTCTAATGGAGTAATGAAACCAATACTTCCCAGTAGAACAACTACGGCTAACAAAGCTGTTGCTCAAGATCAAGATTATAAATATATATATGATCAGGAAGGTAATATAGTATTTAAAGAAATTTCTGAAACTATTGAAAAGTATCAATCAGAAACAAGAATTCTTGACGTGCAACAAACTCAAGATTATTATAACGGTTATTTTGATACTGATGATTATATGTACTACGGTAGAAGATATGGATCTACCCCTGAATATCAAAATATAAATGGCACTTTTGTTTTAGACACAGAAGCTGGTAAAGTTTATTTTGATGCTGCATTTAAAGAGGGCTGTTACATAACTTTTACTTATATTTCTGATGGTTTAGGTAATAATGGCGATTTTGCTAATGTCTATGTACCTAAATTAGCCGAAGATGCTGTGTATGCATCAATACTATATAATCTTTCTAAACTTAGAGGTTCAGCTGCTGGAGCGGCTGGTTTATATAAGAAAGAAGCTTCATCAAAAATGCGAAACGCAAAAATAAGATTATCTAATATGAAGTCAAATGAAATGACTCAAATATTACGTAATAAAGCAAAGTGGATTAAACACTAATAAGATTTTATGCCAGAAATTAAAAGAACGTTTAATGTCGGTAAAATGAACCGAGATTTAGATGATAGATTAGTACCTCCAGGTGAATATCGGGAAGGTTTTAATATTACCGTTGGGCAATCTGAAAGTTCAGACGTTGGTTCTATTGAAAACTTATTAGGCAACGAGGCTGTAGCTCAAAGTAATTTAACTAACGGTAAATGTATTGGATATATAAGTGATACAGGTACAGAAAAAATATATTTTTTTGTAACAAGTAATTCTTCTTATAATGAAACAAATACAGGGCAGCACGGCTTATTTGAGTATGATCAAAAAACAAAACAAACAACAGCTTTAGTTGTTTCTGCTCAACTTAATTTACACCAAAGTTATCCAATAACAGGAATAAACATTGTAGACGATTTATTATTTTGGACAGACAATAGAAATTATCCCAGAAAATTAAATGTAGTAACTGCAAGAAATAATACTTCTTATTATACTACTGCTAATGATATTGATAATTTAATATCAGTTGCAAAGTTTGCACCTTATGAATCACCAACATTAGTATCTGCAACAAGAGAATCTAATATATCTTCTACATTTATGGAAGATAAGCTAATTAGATTTTCTTATAGATGGCAATTTGATGATAATGAGTATAGCACATTAGCTCCTTTTAGCCCTATAGTTTTTTCAAGGCTAAATGAAACAGATACTATAAGCACTTCATTATCTAATTTTGGCGAAATTGAAACATTTGTTAATGCAATCAATCAAGTTCAGCTTCAAATACCAACGCCTACAGGTTACGGAATAAAGAATGTTGAACTAATATATAAAGAGTCTGGTTCGGGAACATTATATGTTGTTGATGATCAAGATGTTACAACTGAGCCTTTTGTAAACTTTACATATTCGTCTACCGACCCGTTTCGAACACTGCCAGGCGATCAACTTACACGAGTTTACGATGCTGTTCCTATAAAAGCAAAAGCGCAAGAGGTAGCTGGCGGTAGATTAGTATATGGTAATTTTTTACAAAATTATGATATTCCCGATATTTCTTTTACAGTATCTAGAACAGGTGAAACCTCTGCTAGAAATAACATATTAGAAAATCAATCTGTTAAGTCAAGAAGAACTTACCAAGTAGGTATTGTTTTAGCAGATAAGTTTGGAAGACAATCACCTGTTATATTATCAAGCTCTGGTACAGATACTGTTTTTATAGATCCAGGAAATGGGGATGCAGCATCTACAACAGCTTTTAATGCCTTGCGTATTACTTTTACAGATACTACACAAATACCTTCTTGGGCATACTCATATAGAGTTGTTGTAAAACAAAGAGAACAAGAATATTATAACTGGATTTCTACAATAGATGCTGCTAATACTGTCAATCGTTTTGGTGATAGTATAAATAAAATACCTAGAGATCAAACGGCAACTATTCCGCCAAGTACATCTCCAACAATATCACCTTGTGATGTTTCTGTATATCCTAAATTTTTATCAGGAAGTAATGTGTATACCAAACCGCATGCTAATTTAACTAAAGTCCAGTCTATCTCAAATCCTTCAGGGGATGCATTAGTAACAACAATTGATAATTCTGGTGCTTCAGTAACTAGTGGTCTTTGCGTTTTTGAAACTGAGCCTGTATCTTCAGACTTAGATATATTTTATGAAACATCAACAGGCGGGTTAGTATCAGAAATACCTGCTACTACAACGGATATTTCATTTTTTAACTGTATACTGTTAACTTTTACAACAGGTAATCACATTGAAATAAATAGAATACGTGCTGGTTTTAATGAACCATTTTTTGATATAGGTGTTAGAGCTTTTGTTGTACAAGAAAATTTTACACAAGAAAGAAGAAAAAACACATTAATACATTCTAGCGGGCTTTTAAACTCCAGAACAGGTATTAACTATATAAATCAATTTAATGAGTCTGAAGGCGGTTTAACAATATCATTAGATCCTTTAGATGGTTCAATACAAAAGTTATTTGTCGATGATACCCAAGTAATAATATTTCAGGAAGACAAAGTTTCTAGATCTCCTGTAAATAAAAACTTTATATATTCTGCAGAAGGCGGAGCCGTGCCTGTAACAAGTAATACTCAATTTTTAGGTACTGTAGCTGCTTATGCAGGTGAGTTTGGAATATCACAAAATCCTCAGTCTTTTGCTAGCTACGGCTTTGCAAAATATTTTACAGATAAAAACAGAGGTACTGTATTAAGGTTGTCCCAAAATGGAATTACTGAAATAGCCAAATTAGGTATGGGTGATTTTTTTAGAGATGCTTTAAAACAATCTAGCAAAATAATTGGATCCTACGACGAATATAATAGATGTTACGAACTAACAATTATAGGCCAAGGATTTGATAGTAATGAAGACATAAATTCTGAAACAGCTAGCAATGGGTATTTAACATTAGCTTTTGATGATAGATCTAACGGATGGACCAGCTTTAAAGGGTTTAAACAAGAAGGTGGAATTTCATTAAATAATTATTATTATACATTTAATAGCGGAACATTATGGGAGCACCATAGCGAAAATGTAACTCATAATAATTTTTATAACTCAGGGACACAAAAGTCTTATGTAATTCCAATATTTAATGATGCTCCTTCTTTAGTAAAACAATACAATGCTTTAAGCTATGAAGGCGATGAAGGATGGGGTGTTGAATACATTAAAACAGACATAAGCAGCTCTGGTGAAATTCCTCAAGTAGCAACTTCTTTTTCTACAACATTGCAACTATCGGGCGCAGCAGATAATTCTGTTTTTAATGGAGCCAATACGGTAATTGCAAAAGAAAATGAAGGTATTTCTTGGGCTATATTTGTAGAGCCTTTAAATTCGCAATTTGAATTTAAAAATATTAACGATATCGTGTTAACATCCGCTAGTGGAAGTAATTTAACTATAACTAATCCGCAGTCTATAACCGACGGTAGATTAGTATTTTTAGTACAACACACCGTAGGAAATTCAAATAGTACACAAACTTTAAATATATCAGGCGGCGGAGCTAGTTTAGCTTTTACAGTAGCTTTATTAACAGTTAATACTATAGATACAGTTGCTTTTTCAGCAATAACTCCAGCATCTCAAATATTTAATAATAGCGGAAGTAACAATGTTGTTTTTTCTACAGCAGCTTTTACAAACTATTACATAGATCCTGCTAATATTACTGTTAATATTTCAGGAATGCCTGCGGCAACAAATCCAGGCACTATTACAAATGCTAGAAATGGAGATAATGTTGTTTATACTCTTCCTGTAACTGTACCAACAGAAGCTACAGCGGGAACTATAACAATAAATGGAACAGCAACACTTAAATATACATTAACTTGGGGACAAGGAAATGTTGCATCACCGGGTGTTATAGCAACACCTAACGGCACCGCTGTAGGAACGGCTTATTACAATTCTCCTTTTGAGGCGGCAGAATCAAGAACGGCAACTATTACGTATACATGCTTAGCTAATGAAGTATTAACTACATCTAGCTACACTGATAGCGGAGTAGGTTATCCTGCAAACACTAATATAAATAGCGTATTAAGCAATAACGACGGACAACTTACAATAACTATAATTGTGCCTGCGTTAATTGGTGATACTACCGCTACGCCTACAATAACAGCAACAGGAGCAACTACTGCAACTTTAGGAACAACAACAACTCCGCAAGCAATTAATCAAGCAGGAGATAGCGTTGTAATATCAGGAACTTGGAATGTAAATGGTTCAGCAAGTCCTAGTGACAATTGGATATTATTAAACGGAGTAAATGGAACTGCTGCGCTAACGCCAGGCAATTCTTTTACAATAGGAGCAACTGAAAATACAACAGGCTCATCAAGAACCGGAACAATTACATTAGCAACTACTAACACAAGAGTTTCTGCTAGCGTTCCTAATCAAGTAATAACTATTAACCAAGCAGGATAACATGGCTGATATAATATCATTTCCTTTTGAAAAAAAAGAAGGCAAGTATTTTGCACCTATAGTTTCAGAACAGACTAAATATAAAGTTGAAAATGGAGCTGTGGTAGAAGATGGCAAAGAATTGATTTCAGGTATAAAAGGAGCTTTTGCTATAACAAAGCTAATACTTCCTGTAAATCAAGCAAGTACTAAAAAAGAATTGTTTGCTTTAAATTCAGAAGCAGTAAATTCATCGAATTAAATTATATGCAATTACAAGTTAGAAAATTACAAGAATCCGATTGGGATTTAATACCAAAGTGGTGGGAAGCTTACGGCTCTGAAGGCTTCCCTCGTGACTTTTTACCCGGAGCATTTCAAGTGGGTGATAAACAAGAAAAAAAACGTGAAGGGCTAGGCGGCTTTATGGTTTGCAAAGGGGATGACCCTATTGCAGCTATGTGGCTGTGGATGACAAATAGTAAGATGGCAATTCCAGCTGTTGTAGTTAGTGATAAATCTTATCGTGACACAGACAGAAGTGATGCATTGCAACTCTTAGTAGATTTTACAACTGATTTTGCTGAAGACTTAGGTTATAAATATGCATTTGCATGGGCAAAACCAGGTAGATTATTAGAAAAATATAAAAAAGCGGAGTATTATTGCGATGAAACTCCATCTTATGAATTAATACTAAAATACTAATGGGAGACGTAGTAAAAGGTGTAGCATCACTTTTTGGGGGTAGAAAAAGAAGAAGAGAACAAGCCGCAGCAACTAAAGGCTTAGACGCAGCAAGAGGAAGGCAAGATGCTTTTGATTTGCAGAATGTGTACGCTGGTATGGATACTCCAGATATATCAATGTCCGGTTATGATCCCTCTCAGGCTCAGATTGGCCAATTAGGACCAGCTCAACAAGCTCAGTTAGCGCAGTTAGCACCATCACAAGGGTATGAAGCGCAAGGCTATACAGCGCAAGGGTATGACCCAAGAACAACCTCTATAGGAGGTTTAGCCAGAGGTGCTGATACAGGATTAACCAATACAATGGCTAACTTGCAAGTTTCAACAGCCGCTGCAGATATGCAAGCAAGAGAAGCGGATCAAGCTTTAGCTGCATCACAAGATTTAGCAGCGCAAGCCGGCACAGGGGCTGGTGGTGCAACAGCATTAGCTGCGCAGGCTGCGAAATCAAAAGCAGGCGTTGCGGCTTCTATAGATCAACAGGTTAAAAGAAATGAAATGCTTAGAGCCCAAGGCGAAAGTGAATTACAAAGAGCTCAACTTGCTCAAGGTAATTTAGCTTCTAAATTTGATTTAGGACAAAGTCAGTTTAATGTTGGTGCTCAAAACAGAGCTGCGCAATTTGGAGCACAAGCACAAAATCAAGCAGCACAATTTGGTGCACAGGCACAAAACCAAGCTGCAAGGTTTGGAGCCGGAGCTGCTAATCAATTTGCCTTAGCTCAGTTTGGTGCTGCAAATCAAATGAATCAGTTTAACGTAGGACAACAAAATCGTTTTGCACAAACACAATTTGGTGCAGAAAATCAATTTGCATTAGCTAATCAGCAAGCACAGAATCAAGCTGCTAGATTTGGAGCAACAGCTGCAAACCAAGCGCAAATGGCCGCTGCAGATTACCAGTTTAAAACTGATGTTATGGAAAGACAAGGTGATGCTGCTAGACAACAGTTTGAATTTGATAGATTACAAGATCAAACAAGTAGAGCAATGGCAAGAAGTAATGCTGCTGATGCGGCAAGGGCTCAAGCTAAGTCAGATCTTATTGGCGGTATAGCCGGTGTTGCTAACGCCGCGGTGGGTGCAGCAACGGGAGGACTTTTTGGGGATAAAGTTTCAGGTTTCATGGATAAAGCAGGCTTCGGCGGATAATAATATGGCAAACTATAATTACGACTTTTGGTCAAAAGAATTTGAATACAAGCCTGGTGGTGCTAAAAGCCAACAGATGATTGGACAAGCTATAGATTCGTCTATAGAAGAACGCCGTTTAATGGCTGACAGAGCTGAAGCTAAAAGAGATAGGCAACTTAAAAGAAATATTTTAAATTATAACTATGCGCAAAAAATGGCGCAAGATATGGATGATTTAAATATTATGCCTACAGCTGGTGTGCAGGGAATGGGTGAAATAATGACCGCTGCTGGTAGATCTATTGCTGATCAAGCTGCTTACTTAAATAAAGAGCTTAAAAGAACCGGGGATATGACATCATATTCTGCGGCTATGGCTAGGTTGAAAGGGGAGGTTAGTAGTATTAAAAACATGGACAAAGAAGCTAAAGCTTTTTTAGGTGGAGTTAATACAGCTATAGAAAACGGTACATTTTCAGATTATAACTCACCTGAGTTATTAGGTATGGCTGAAGATATGCGTAGAGGATCACCTAAAGGTAGATTTGAAAACATTAATGGTGTTACTACGTGGGTATCTGAAACTGTTGATGGTAAACCATATCAAGTGGCTGCAAGTCAATTCAGCGAGCTATCTAAAAAGCTTCAAGTTAAAGATGACGTAGATACTTTATTAAAGTCCTCTATAAATTTAAATGCAGGAAGTGGTGGTAATATATTAGCTTTTAATCAAAGCCCCTCAGGTATTGGCGGCCAAGGATTAAGCGCAGCGGATAGAGCAGCAGATTCTTTAACAGATCTTATAAACACTGCAGGACCTGGTAATAAAGAAAGAAAAAGCGCAGCTTTATTAGTTGATCATTTTGGTGTACCATCAAGAAAAGCTAAAGAGCTTATGGCTCAAGTTATTGATGAAGATCAATTAACACCTCAAGAAAAAGCGGATGGTATTGTAACAGAAGGTGATAGGCTATTGCAGCAAAAATGGTTACAAAAAGCAGAGACTATGTATGGCATTAACCAAAAAGCTGTTAGCACTGAGCGTAGGGCTAGACAAGATCAATATGAGCAGTACAAAGAAAAAATTGACAACAGAAAAGACGTTAATAATACAATAGCAAATCTACCTGCGGCTACTATTAATAATAATAATGAAAATGACCCGTTATCAAAATCATACATGTTTAAAGATGAAGCAAGTAATAATCCTGGAAAGTTTTGGAATGATGTAGAAACTAGTCTTATAGAAAAAGGATTTACTAGTCCTAAGCGTGTTTATTCTGAAGCTAAAGTAATATACGACCCTAAAGATCCAAATGCTAATGAAGATGGAACCGTAACGATTCCATCTAGGTTTATGGGGTATCAAATTGTTAATGAAAAATTACCAGCTAATAGAAGAACACCTGTTATGGTTTATGCAGAAGATTTTAATAACTTAGATGATGTATACAAAAAAATATACGCAGCTACAGGAATGGAGTCTTTTGGAAGAAAACAAATTTCTGCAAGAACTAAAACAGGAACTAATGACCCTATAACTGAAATGCAAGGAATAGGGCAAGCTCAATTACCATAATAAATTATATCACATGTTTGAATACAATGGAACACAATTTACTTTAGCAGAAGTTGAATCAGCTGCTGCAAAAAGAAATTTATCATTAGATGATTATATTAATCAATTTGGTATTAAAAAAATTGATTCACAATCTGTGGAAAAGCAAGCACCTGTTGCGGAGACAACTGCACCTGCAGCAGGGCAAACTCCCGATATGGGATCGCAGTTGGAAAGTGGTTCTTCGGAATTACAAAGTGAAGACCCTGCTTTAGGCTTTTTTGATCAAATACTTAAGCCTGATGTTGAAAGAAACGAAACTTATAAAGAAAGAGAAGCTAGACAAGAAATTGAATTACGTAATAAAGTAAATGAAAGGTTAGCTAAAGAAAAAGAACAGGGAGAATTATCTACTGCAGACAAAATGGTTAATAGTATAACTAACGTTGCTGATCAATTTCAACAATTTATACCTAACACTGTAGTTGCTAGTAATAAAATATTTAGAGGTATATTTGGTGATGAAGCTATTGATGCTTTTGTTGCTAATAAAAAAATACCAAAATTTTTTAAAGAAGGTTTATCTGAAAAAGATTTAGATTTTGCAATACAACAACAAAAATTGCAAGAGGCTGAAATGGGCAAAACTGGATCAATAGTTAAAGGTTTTAAAGAAGGTGATATTGGTGAAATTGCTGCAGGTATAGTAAACGGTATTACTTCTATTGGATCTTCAGCTGCTATAAACACATTAACAGCCGGAGGAGGTTTAGCTACAGATTTAATTGGCAGATCATATATTGATTATAATGAAACTTTAGCAGCTCAAAAGGGAAAAACAATTTCAGATTTAATAAGAGACAACGAAGACAAAGTTGCATTACCGGCAACAATAGGAGCTTTTAGTGCTGGTTTAGAAAGAGCTGGTCTAAAGGGAGCTGGCAAATACCTTATGAATAAAGTTGTACAAAAAGGCGTTAATAAAACTATCGCTGCGGCTTTATTATCAGGTAATAAAGAAGGATTAACTGAACTTACACAAACAGGTTTAGACGCTGCTAATATAGCTGATGCAAAAGGCGAAAGCAAATTAGAAGCATTTGGTAATGCTGTTTTTTCAGAAGAAGGCTTAGAGTCTTACCTACAAGGTTTTGTTGGCGGAGGAATTTTGCGTGGTGGTAAATCAAATTTATTAGTTGATAAAACAGATAAATTAAAAGCTGCTACAGCTATGCGATCTGTTTTTCAATCAAAATACGTAAAAGGCGCTTTAGAGGAAGTGGAAATTTTGCGTGAGCAAAAAACCGCTACTAAAGATAAAGAAGTAAAGAAGACTATTGATAAACAAATAAAAGAAAAACAAAAACAAGTTGCTGAAGTTATTTTAGAAAACAATAAAATGTTTAACTCAATGACTGATAATGAAATTTATCAATCATCTAAAGAATATGACAAAGTAACTAAATTAGAACAAAAACAAGATAAAGTTAATTCAAGATTTGAAAATGGTGAAATAACCAAAGAAGATCAAAATATACTATTAGAAGAAATAAACTCAAATATTAATAATAGTATACAAAAATTAACTAAAATTAAATCTGACGCTATAAATAGATCAGATGCTAATTTAGAACAAAATCTTGAAACAATTGAAGGCTTATCTAGTAAAATAGAAAACCTTACGTTTAAAAGGTTTAAAACTTCTCAAGAAGTTCAAGACTACTTACTTTCTAAAGATAAAAGAAAAACTAAAAAATCAAAAATATTAGCTGAAGGCAATGATGGCACTATAATACAAAACCCTGATGGTAGTCAAGAAATAATAATAAATGAAGAAGTTTCTAAAAAAACGGGGGCTATAAACGTAGGCTCTCATGAGTTTTTACATGCAGTGTTATTTAAAACTTTACAAGATAGCCCTGAAACTGCTATTTCGTTAGGTAATTCATTAAAGACTGAAATTGACAAATTAAATAGTAAAGAAGTAAAAGATTCTGTTTTTAAAGATAGATTAGAGTTATACAAAAATGAAAAAGATGCTGTAAGAGGAGAAGAGGTTTTAGCATTGTTTTCTGATGCGACCGCTACCGGTGATTTAAAATTTAATGAAAACTTATTCACAAAAATAGGAGATCAATTTAGAAAGATATTTGACGCAGTAGGAATTGAAAGAAAATTTGATTCAGGCAAAGACGTTTATAATTTTATAAAAGATTATAATAAAGATATTTCTAAAGGAGGATTAAGGCAAGCTTTAATAGAGGGTGCTAAAGAAGGTTTTAAAGGTAAATTAATTAAAGCTAAAAATATTGAAAAAGAAGCTGAGCAATCAAGAAAAGACTCTCGTTCAAATTTAAAAAGCTTATTAGATAAATATAAAACAAAAGAAAATTTAGTACAGCAAAGTTTACTTAAAACGCCTCAAGGACAAGAAACTTTTGATTTTACAAAATCTGAGTTTGGACAAGAAGTTGCACCTATAGTTGAGGCTGTAACTAAAAGACTATATGATCCAATACCTTTAGATGCTAAAAGAGATGTTAGTAGAAACGACTACAAAAATGGTATGATTTCTAATTTAGCAACTATTGTAGCAAATGAGTATGATCCTGCTAAACAGGATTTAGACAAGTTCGTTAGTATAAGAGCTTTTCAAAGATCTAATAGATTAGCTAAAGAACTTGGTATTGAGTCAATGGTTGAGGAAGGTGGAGCTGGTATTACAACAGACGTTACAGAAGCTAAAGCTATTACAGCTGAAGAAAAAGCCCCAGATGAAGTTTCAACTAAAAAATCTATAATTGAAGCTTTAAGCATACCGGCTAGTGTTATTGAAAAAATAAATAAACTTGCTGAACTTGCTGCTATAAAAGCAGATAAAGAGTTAGAGGGAAAAAATGTTTCTGATTTGAAAAAGCTTACCGCAAGAAATAAAGCTTTTAATGAAATATTTAGTAAACAATTATTTAATGATATAAAAGAATTATTAGGTAAAAACACTAAGAACTCTAATGATTTTTCTAAATATTTAAATAAAAATTATAATACTCTATTAGACGCAACTTTAAATAATATAGACTTTCAAAAAGGAGGTGGCATTTCTGCAGACTGGAATACAAATCCTCCTACAAAAGAAGAGTTTATAGATTACTATGAAGCTACTAACGAAAAACCTTCTACAAGAGCTGACCGTAAAAAGTCATTAAATAACGCTATAGCAAGACAAGTAGCAAATGAAGCTAGAATTGAATTTGCTAAAAAAGATCCTGCTACAGCTGAAATATTTAAAAAGAAGCATGGGGTTGTTTTAGCTAGTAAAAGTCAATTTGATAAACCAGCCTCTAGTTTAGACAGAGAGTTTAGATTAGAAACAGGTGATGTTAATAAGCTTTTGAATAAATACTTAGGAAGAGGCGTATATGATCTTAGAAAAAAAGAAAATATAGACCAATACATATCTGACTTAGAAAAATATGTGTTTCCTATATTTCCTAAAAAGTTTTTATTTACAGGTGAAGGAACAGGCATGTTCACTCATAGTAAAAGAGTTATAGGTGGTAAGTCTAGGTCTTTTACTGAGCAAGAAAGAGATGAAGTATACAATTATTATAGATCTAAATTAACTAAATCATATAATAGCTTTAAAAATTGGGGTGAGGATATACCAGGTGTTACTGATTATACAAGAAGATTGTATGAAAATGGTAAGGCTGTAGGTAAAACTGAAGCCAAACAAAAAGAAAATTTTGAAAACGGCACAACTGCTAAGTTTAATGAACAAAATGGCTTAGTTTTTGATGAAATGTGGAAAAGAATTTACGATACTATTAAAAAAGATAAGAATGCAGCTGTTGTATTTGGTAATTATTTTAAATTAGTAGCAAACGTAAAAAATCATCCGCATAGATTAGGGGCTGAAGTTATAGGTAGATCATTAAATGTAAAAGGTGATGGTAAAAGACTGTTTGAATTTGAACACGCTATGCCGGCTACTGGTGCTTATTTATATTTATTAGATAGCATACTTTCTAATAGAAATTTTTATCAAGATTTTAAAGCTGTTAAAAATAATTATAAAGTAATAGCTTTAGACAAAGCTTTAAATTATAAATTAGGTGATGCTGGTTTAGGTACAGGTATGCCTAATGGCTGGAAAGTGTTTTCAAACAGCTGGACAGAAAGATATTTTAATCCAACTGTTGCTTTATTTGACGGAGGTTTAGATCCTTCTAATATTGTAGATTTAAATGGTAATACATTTGAAGAAGCATATGGGGTAGATGCTACGGGTCAACCAACAACACAAATTAAATCATCAAAATCTCTTGATCAAGAATTTAATAAAATGCTTGAAAGAGTTAAAGGTGTTGCAGCTGATGCTACATATTCTGAAGCTAGGGCTATAAAACTTGGAAAGAAAAATAATCCTTTTAAGTTTTTTGTTCCTTATTCAGCTGAGGACTACATGGGATTGGTATATCCTACACTTGGCAAGGGCGCTGAAGGTGATAAAAATCTTAAATGGTATAAAGAAAACATTACTGATGTTTATGCAAGAGGAATTCGTGATTTTGAAATAGCTAAGCAGCAGTCTATGACACAATGGACTGAACTTAAAAAACAAATTAAAAATTCCCCCGCTAAATTAGGTAAAGAAGCTGTAAGAGATTTTACTAATGAAGAAGCTATAAGATTATATTTATGGGATCAGCAAGGTATGCTACCTGATAATGTTGCTAAAAAAGATATTGAAGCAATAAATAAATATATTGATAGTAAGCCTGAGTTAAAAAGTTTTGCAGAACAAATACAAGGATTGACTTCAGACGGCTACCCTGCACCTACAGGTGATTGGTTAGCTGGCACAATAACTACTGATTTAGTTAATTATACTAATACAGCTAGTAGAGAGCAGTACTTGAAGCAATGGCAAGAGAACGTAGATGTTGTGTATAGCAAAGAGAATATGAATAAACTCCGCGCTATTTATGGTGAAGACTATACCGAAGCGTTAAATGATATGCTTTATAGAATGAAGACTGGTCGCAATAGACCGTCTGGTGCTAATAAGCTTACTAATCAGTTTATGAACTGGGTTAATGATTCTGTAGGTACGATAATGTTCTTTAATACAAGATCAGCATTGTTACAAACAATATCAGCTGTAAACTATTTAAACTTTACAGATAACAATCCATTAAGAGTTGCTGCTGCATTTGCAAATCAAAAACAATACTGGTCTGATTTTTCTGAAATATTTAATTCTGATTTCTTAAAACAAAGAAGAGGTGGGTTAAAAACTGATGTTAACGCAGATGAAATAGCAAGAGCTGCTTCAACATCTGATAATAAAGTTAGAGCTGCGTTAGCCGCTATATTAAAGAAAGGATTTTTACCAACTCAACTTGCAGATAGTTTTGCAATATCAGTTGGAGGCGCTGCATTTTACAGAAACAGAATTAATTCTTTAATGAAAGATGGTCTTACTGAAGAGCAAGCTAAAGAGCAGGCGTTTTTAGATTTTAAAGAAACAACTGAAGAGTCTCAACAATCATCAAGACCAGATAGGGTCTCTATGCAGCAAGCGAGCCCATTAGGACGCGTTGTATTAGCTTTTGCTAACACACCTATGCAATATACTCGTTTAACTAAAAAAGCTGCCTTAGATCTCTTTAATGGACGTGGCGACTGGAAGACTAATCTTTCTAAACTTGCTTATTATGGAGCTGTTCAAAATATTATATTTACAGCTTTACAGTCTGCAATGTTTGCAATGTTATTTTCTGACGAAGAAGATGATGATGAAAAAGAAAAGATTGGTAGAATTGGTAATGGTATTGCTGATACTTTACTAAGAGGTTCAGGTGTATATGGAGCGGGTGTAGCAATGATTAAAAACATTGTCATGGAAGCTATTAAACAATATAATAGCGGAAGACCTGATTACACAAAAGCTGCAGCTAAGATAACAAGTATATCACCTCCTGTAGATTCTAAAATAAGAAAGCTACAGTCTGTGGGTAGAACGTTTACTTATAAGCAAGAGATTGAAAAAATGAGAACAAAAGGTTTTGATATTGACAATCCAGCTTATATGGCTGTAGGGCAGACTGTTTCCGCATTAGCTAATATACCTTTAGACAGAGCAGTACGTAAAATGAACAACTTAAAAACTGCAGTTGATCAAGATACTGAATTATGGCAATCTATTGGATTAGCTTTAGGTTATAGCGAATGGGATTTAGGGATGATACAAGCTCAACAAAAAAAGGATAAAGAGCAAAAGAAAGCTGATAAAGTTAAAAAAGCTTATATGAAAAAGTTTGGTCCTAAGCTTGATGCTAAAACAAAAAGAATTATATCTTTTAGTAAAATGTCTAAAGAAGAGAAAAAAGAATATATTCAAAAAAGAGCAAAAGCAGGACAGCCTTTATTTAAAAAAGATTTTTCAAATAGTTTACCAAAAGGAGTATTAGGTAGGGCTAATAAAGATGGCACTATTGAAGTTGCTAATGGACTATCACCTACAAAAAAGAAACAGGTTATAGCTCATGAAAAAAAGCATCAAGAAGATATGAAGTCTGGTAAATTAAATTACGATAAAAATTTTATTTATTGGAATAATGAAAAATATAAAAGAACTTCTGATAAAAAAATAAATTACAAAGGAAAATTATATATCGAAGGCTCGCCTGCTTTGCCTTGGGAAAAAGCTGCAAATAACGCTGAAAAACAAATTAATTAATTATGCCAACAGAAACTTCTGCACAAAGAAGTGCACGTATTAATGCTGCACAAAAAGCTAAAAAACAAAGACTAAAAGCTAGAAATAGCCTTGGTAATATTTTTGAAGGTACATTTACTACAACGGCTCAAGCTAAAAAAAATAAAAAGTTTGATAATTTGCAAAGAACAATAAATAATGTTGTTGCAAGTAAAAATCCCAAAGCTGGACCTAAAACTAAGGAAGAAACATTTGATTTTAGAAATCAAGCAACGGAAGCTTTGTCTAATACAAAACCAAATGCAAAGCCAAAAAGTAAACAATCAACAAAAAAAGATTTTGGTAAAAGTTTAAAACAATTCGACACATCAAATATTAAATCTGGTAAAGAAAAGTTATCTACTTCAAAAGCAACTGCGGCTACTTTAAAAGATTTAGGTTTAAAAAGTACAGCTAAAAAAGAGTCTAAGAAACAGCTTAGTAATAAAGAAAGAAGGCAGCAAAATAGAGCTGCTAATCTTGCTTTAAGAACGGGTAAAACTTTAGATGAAGCTTCTGCTTTAAAAGAAAAAAGAAGAACGGCTAGAAAACAGTATCTTAGAAATTTTGCTAGTCAATTAGCTAGAGGTGAACAAGCTGCTCCTATTAAAGGTTTTGGTGAAGGTGAAGAAGGGAAACCAACTACCGCATCGTCTTTAGTAGGGACTCAAAAAGAAATTGATGCAAAAAGAGAGCAAGTTGATCAAGATACAAAATCTATACAAAGAAGTATAGACACATTTAGCACACCTAACTCAGACTTTGGCTTAGGTGTAACACCTATGGGAGGTGTTGGTGAAAATTTTGGTATAGATCTTAATTTTAACACACCAGATCTAACAGCTAGTAAATATATGCAACAAGAATACCGCAAAAAGCGAGGGTTGTAAAAAGGAAATAAGTTGCTTGTTAAGTATTAAAAGTTAACTTAATAAGCAGTATATTGCTTAAATAAAAAAAAGGGGTAACCATTTACGGCTACCCCTTTTTTTATTTATCCATCACAAGATACGCAGTTAGGATCCATTGCTTGTGCAGCTATATCGCCGCGAAGCACTGATTCTGTTCTCATATAATATAATGTCTTTACTCCTCTTTTCCACGCTTCAAAGTGAACCTGATTAATCCATCTAGGCTCTGCTTCCGAGGGGAAAGCTAAATTAAGCGATACCGACTGATCTATATAATCCTGTCGTATACCTGCTTGACCAACCAATTCTAATTGGTTTATTTCTTTAAATGTTTTAAATACATTTTTTATTGGCTCGCCATCTTCTTGAGTCAATCGTCCGAGGTGGTCGTAAAACCATCCATCGAGTTCTTTAATTCCTTGAACGGATCCACCATCTTCCAAAATTTTATCCCAAGTTTCTTTGGTATCAATGCCAACTTTCTTAAGTACTTTTTTAAGTTCATTATTTTTACGTATAAATGTTCCTTTAGCTGATTGTTCTGTAAACACGTTGGCAGCCCAAGGCTCAATTCCAGGAGATATATTCCCACTAAGCTTACTATTAGAGACTGTAGGGGCCACAGACCGAAGATGAGTGTTACGCATACCAGTACCCACACACCATAGCGGCTCCCCATATATTTCTGCAAGCTTTCTCGATGCTCTCTCAGACTCAATTTTAATTTTACTAAATATTTCACGTGTTTTAAATTGTGCTAATAATCCTTCAAATGCAATACCTTTTTGTTGCAACAGCGTGTGCCAGCCTAATACACCTAAGCCTACTGCCCTTCCTTTTTCTGCGCTACGTATAGCATTCTCAAAGCCTTTCATATTCTTAGCTTTTTGAATAAACTCTTCCATCACTCCATCTAAAAACCAAATAGCATCATAAATAAGATTAGTGTTTTTCCATTCATCATATTTAGCTAGGTTTAAAGAAGATAGACAACAAACAAAACTATGTGATTCATCTGTATGCAATGTAATTTCACTGCATATATTTGTCATGTGTACTTTTAAGCTATTGCTTTTGTAAGCAGGTGGATTAGCTTTGTTCGTATTACCTTTAAAGAGGATATACGGCTCCCCAGTAGCTTTACGTTTTTGGAGTAGCTTGGACCATCTTGATCTTGCTTCTTGATCACCGCTCTCGAGTCTTCGCATAAACTTATCGCCAACGACAGCACACTGATGTAAGTTAAGAGATTGCCTGTTGACGTCACCTTTAGGTTCTCTGATTTCCAACCATTCATCAAAATCAGGGTGTTCAATATTGAGATTAACGGATGCAGCCCCTCTTCGTACTGATCCTTGATTGGTCGCGAGTATAGTTGAGTCATAGATTTTGCAAAAAGGGACAACTCCATCTGATGTTCCATTACCTGTAATTTTAGCTCCAGCGGGTCTTATCATATTAATGCCTATACCTACACCCCCGCCGTGTTTTGCAAGTAGCATCATTTCTAAATTCTTTTGTCCAATATCATTTATACTATCAGCTACGTCAATACCAAAACAACTTATAGGTAAACCTCGATCTGTACCTGTATTAGACAGCACGGGAGAAGCTAAACATAGCCAACCCTTCCATATATATTCAAAAAACTTTTCAGCCAGTTCTGGCTTATATAAACGCCTCGCTACAGAATTAGCTACACGTAAATAAGCATCTCTAGGTGACTCACCTAAAAGTAAATAACCGCCTGTTATAGTTTTTTTATAAACTTCAGTATCTCCCCAGGACGGATAGTCAACACCTTTTTTCCATTCTTTATTCCATTCCATATTAATTATTTAAAAAGTATATAGTGTAACCTATCATTACGTTTATATTAACAGCTACTAAATTCCATTGCTTAGCAAGCCAAACCTGCGGAGTAGATATAAGCCCACCTATTATATATATTGTAGGACCAATATCACCAGCTTTAAGTATATACGGAGCAATCATAATAAAAGCTGTACCCATATAACCTAATCTTTGAGCTATTCTTTCTTTAGCGCTCAATCTTCTGTCTTGTACAAGTAATCTTAAAAAGCTTTTTTTCCATCTAAATTCACACCGCATGCAGGTCTTTTTACCCGCATGCTTAAACTTAGAATTTTTCTTTTTCTTTTTACATATATTACATTCTTTCATTACCAAATATCTTCGAAATCTTCTCCTTCATTCGCTTTGGAATAGTCCGTGGGACGTACAGCAAAAAAGTCAGTATGAGTGTGACCACCAGTGAGATGGTAAAACCAATCGAGTCTGCTTGCTGCTTCGTCATCATATTCAAAGTATTCCCTGATGTTTGTGTAACCGAGTTCATTGATTTTTTCATTAAGTCGTTTTCTAATAAATTGTTTGAGATCGTTGGCTTTAAGGTTTTCAATATCTCCTTGTTCAAACATTTTGTCAATATATTTTTCTTCTGCTTTAAGCATTGCTTCTGCTGCATCTATAACATCTTTTTTACAATCTTGTAATAAGTTAGGATCTTCTTGACACATGTGCCTAAACAACTGGCAGCCCATCTTACTATGCAATGATTCATCTCGCACAGACCATTTCATTTGCTGACCAATACCTTTTAAAAGGTTTCTTAACTGGAAGCTATATAATACCGCAAAAGCAGAATATAAACTAACTCCTTCAGCAAAAGCACTAAAAATAGCCAACGATTTTGCAATACCAATTTTATCAGTTCCTTCATAGCTAACTAAATTATCAAAGCGCTCCATAGTAGCTTCATCCTGTAAAAACGCTTCAAAGTTTTCTAAACCTAAGGTTTCATTTAAATAGCTATATGCTACAGCATGTATTGTTTCCTGAGAACCAAACATCATAGCCATCTGCTGTATTTCATGTTTAGGAAACCAG